CTAGGCGAGTCGCGGGTCAGGTATCCAATAGCGGATGTGCTGGCCTTTGAAGAAACCCATTCCATTACCCCCGTCAACCCATGAGCCTTTATGCTTCCGGCATTGTTCGTATTATTAGCGAACCACAGATTAAGTTTTTTGATTCTGGTACTTGCGTTTGCAACTTCGGTGGTGGCATCAGCGAAGGCAAAGATAAAGATGGCAACTACATCAACAATGCCATTGATGTAGAGGTTTGGGGTAAAGGCGGCGAGATGATTGCCGACAACTGCAAAAAAGGCGACAGCATCATGGTGACCGGTTCAGTCCGCCGCCAGGACTGGACTGACAAGGACACGGGCACCAAACGCAGCAAGCATGTTTTGAACGTGCAGCGGTTTGAGTACCTGCCACGCGCTAAGGCTGAGGAGGCTGCGTTCTGATGAACGAACCCGCCATCAAAGCAGCTTTTGAGGAGTGGTGGCGTGACAGTTATGGGGTGCCTCCGGGCACCCATGCTGTTATGACGCATGTCGCCTTTGCTGCGTATGTGCTCAAGCTGATGGAGCTGCTGCAAGATGACTGACCTCGTCAACCACCCGCCGCACTACACGCAAGGCGGCATTGAGTGCATCGAGGCGATTCATGCAGCGCTGACCCCGGACGAGTTCCGGGGTTACTGCAAAGGTCAAGTCATTAAGTACATCTGGCGCGCTGAACACAAAGGCAACCCAGCGCAAGACATGCGCAAAGCTAACTGGTACATGCAGTGGCTGATAAATTAAACAAAGGCCGCAACCTGACGGTCAATATCCGCATGACCAGGGAAGAGATTGAAGCCGCCCGCAAGCTGGGCGACGGTAACATTTCCATGGGCTTCCGTCACGCTATTCGGTACGCCTGTTGGAAGGACATGAAACCAGTCAAGCTCAGCACCATGCTGCGCAGTGCAGCCGTCATGGCACAAAATCTAGAAGATGCCCGCCGTTCAAACACCGTGCCCGAAATGTAACAGCCACTGCACCTATGTGGTTCTGACAAAACAAAACGACGGCATAATTTACCGCCGTCGCAAATGCAAAGCCTGCGGTCATCGCTGGTACACGTTTCAGCCTCAAGAGCAATTTTTACCCAATCACCTTGTTATTTGGACCCATGATTCTGTGCGACACCGAGATTTTTGACCTGATTCAGCAGGGCATGGTGCAGCGTTACCAGCCGGAGCTGATCAACCCTGCCAGTTTGGACCTGCGGTTGGGTGACCTGATCATGCTTGAATCAGTGGAATCGCATCAGATGATTCCGCTGTCAATCAAGGACTACACCGCCGACCATCCGTACGAGCTGGTGCCAGGGCAGTTCATCCTTGCGCAGACCATGGAGACGTTCTCAATGCCTGAGGATGTCGCTGGGTTGTTTTTCCTTAAGTCCAGCCGCGCACGTGAGGGCTACGAAAATCTGCACGCTGGTTATGCCGATCCTGGGTGGCATGGCAGCGCATTGACGCTTGAGCTGAAGAACGCACGCCAGTTGCAGCCGCTGCCGGTGTATCCAGGCTTGAAGATCGGGCAGATGGTGTTTTTCCGTATGAGCAGCAAGCCTGCATTGAGCTATGCAGCAGTTGGCCACTACAACAATGACAAGCTAGTGGCCGCCAGCAAGCAGTTCATTGGCCGCAGCCAGATGCCACGGTTCAACGCTGCATGAACGCATCGCCTCACTAACCAACCACTTAATCTGCGACCGCTGGCTGGCCTCTTGCTCAGCCAGCAGCAGTGCATACTCCAGCAACGCGTTGTAATCTTTAGCGGCATGTAGCTGGCGCAGCATATTAGCGTTGGCAGCACCGTGGAACTGTGCTTCTATTGTATGAACCAATGGTCTCATCATGGCTGACTATGTCAAGGACTACCTGAACAGTATCGCTAAATATCCACTGTTGACACCGCAGCAAGAGATACAACTTGGCAGACGCGTGCAACGATGGCGTGAGCTAAAGCAGCTAGACCATGCGCTGACGACTGACGAACGCCGTGAGCTGCGCAGCGGTGACCGCGCTAGGCAGCGGTTTATCCAATCCAACCTGCAGCTTGTGGTCCATGTAGCACGCAAATACGACAAACGCAGCCACAAGACGCTTGAGTTTATCGACCTGATCCAAGAGGGCAATATCGGCCTATCGCGTGCGGTTGACCTGTTTGACCCGAGCAGAGGCTATAAGTTCAGCACCTATGCCTACTGGTGGATTCGGCAGGCTATTACACGGGCGCTGGTGACCTACGACCCGGTTATCAAGCTGCCGGTCAGTGTCCATGAAATGCTGTTTAAGGTTGGTCGCGTCGCACAGCAACTAGGTCATGAGCTAGGTCGCACGCCGTCAATGACTGAAATTGCAGATCAGATCAGCGTCGGCGTTGAGGATTTGTCCATGCTGCTGAAACGATCGTATCGCGTCACCAGCCTTGATGCGCACATTACAGATACCGAAAGCAATGTGATTGTTGACTTAATTGCTGACCCTGCATTTACAAAAGAAGAAACAAGGCAAGAAATACAAGAGCTTATGGAATACTTTGATAAATACCTTGATGACATCACGCAGCAAGTATTACGCGCAAGACTCATCAGCAAACCGATCACATGGGCAGAGCTGGAGCGGGATCTTAACATTAGCAAAAGCAAATTGCAGGACCTTGAACGCCGTGGCATCAAGCGGCTGCGTATGCTAATGAGCAACCCGTTAGCAGGTACACCCCTTGGAACCGACGATAGAAAAATACAACGATAAATGGCGCGTTTGCTATAACGGAATGTGCAGAGATCATGCACAAGATTGGCAAGCAATGGTGTTTTATCACCAAATGCTTAATCAATCAACCAGTCCTGAATCTTTAGCACGCGGTCAACGGTCCATGAATCTTGACGGCTGAACCATTCGCGCCAGTCTTCGCTGCCTTTGCGACGGTTGCAATTCCGGCACGCCGGTACGAGATTGCTTGCAACTGTAGCGCCGCCCTTATGGCGTGGCTTGACGTGGTCTAACGTGTCAGCCGGTACGCCGCAATATGCGCATTGATGGCTCCATGCTTCGAAGATTTGCTGTCTGAATTGATGCTTTGCATTGCGTTTCGGGATAAGGTTTGAGCCATCAATCAGATGATCCACGAAGCTCGGGGATGGGTAACACCTGGACCGATAAGCCCAGGATGTGGTCATTAGACGGCGCTAACTCAGTGAGCCGCGCCACAAAGTCATCTGATACCGCTTCCGGGTCATCGTTGTCCGATTCAACGACGATGGTGTACTCAACCTCTAGGACGTACTGCCTCATACCGTTGGCCTGCAGGTGATGTCAACGCCACCGCGTAGTCGTGGCCGTAGCGTCATCCAGATGCCACCAAGGGACTTAGGCATCACGATGCGCTCAATAGCCCAGCCGCCGGTGCCGCCGAACTCTTGCTTATAGGTACCGGTTTGCAGGTGCCAGCGCTGCTCAATCCATGCTTTGCCGTTTTCTGCAATGCGGTAGCACGGGTGCGCAACGATGCTGCGTTCGTGGTTGTGGCCGTTGATCATGATGTCGGCGTCGGGCGCAATCGACGCGTAACGACCGCCACCCATGGTGCCTTTGGTGATGATGCCGCCCCATGCACCGTGGTGAAAGAACAAAGTGCAGCGGCGTGTCTTGCCTGCGTCTTGCCTAAACGCAAACCGCACAAAGCCTTGGTAACCCATATGCTCGGTGATGGCGCCATCATTGCGCATCAGCCGGACTACGTTTTCTAGCGGGTCGATCTCTTGATTGTTGAGGACAGCGGTCTCGTGGTTGCCGTCGCCCATCATCAAAATCATGTCGCCGTAAGGCTTGAGCAGATCTGCTGACTCGCGGAACACAAGGTCAAAGTAGTTGCCGCCGAGGTGTTCTGGTCTGATGTCACCTTTGCTGCCGCGACGATCTTTCTTGCCCTGCATAAGGCACATGACATCGCCAAACATCAACGCATGACCGCCAATCTCTTTGCATTCATCAAGGTGCCGCAGCAGCAGCTTGCGGTCACATTTTGGGTTGTCGAGGTGAATGTCTGACAGCAGCAGGAAAGTAGATTCTTCCTTATGGCTGTTGTAAGGTACCCGAACCTCTAACAGCTCTGGCGACAGCCGCGTTGTGGTGATCGCCATGCCGTTTGTAGCGGCTTACACCGGCAGTCTAATAAGGCCAAGTGAGACGCGGCTTGCCTTGGCGTATCCCAAGATGCACGAAGCCCTTAGGTGCGCCAAGTCCAGTGCTGTGCGGCCAATGCTTAACGCACCAGCTCTGCACCGCGTGGATGTCAGCACCTGCCACGTAGAAGTCAACCGCGCCGACGCCGGGCTTGTCATAGAGGTGCTCGCTACCTGAGGCGCCGCCAACGCTGCGGTTGATCGCTGGCGGGCGATAGCCACTGGTGATGACCACCGGCTTGCCGCCAAACGCACCGCGCACACGTTCTAGGAACGCCGCCAGCTCGGCTGCCGTGTCAACCTGGTGCTGATGGTCGAACCTGCGCGCCTCTTGGTCAAGCGCGAACTCACCGATGCGGATGTGTGGCGTGATGCGCGCTGAGAACGGGCTGGCTGGCGTCAGCTTGGCGGGTTGTTGCTGCAGCTCAAGTACACCCCACAGCCTGCCTTCGGCTTGTCTGCGGCGCAGCAAACCAGCCTCCACGGGCGTACCAGGATTGCGGTACAACAGCATGGCTTCCGGTACGCGCTGCCAATCTTTGTCTTTGAGTCGTTTGCTGATGGTCTCAAAACCAGCAGCGCCATAGAACCCTGCGCCAAGGTTGTAGGCGAAGCTAATCAGCGCGCACTGCTTATCGCCGGTCATGGCATTCCAAAACGGCACTGTGCTGCGCAGCTTGCTGGCGATGCGTTCGATTTCTAGGTCCAGCAGCCGGTTGGCTTCGATAATGGTGATCTTGTCACCGCGCTGCACCTTGCGACCGTCGCTGTATCTTGTGGTGCCATAGCCAATGGTCCATGGGTCGCCGCCGCTCAGCGGATCGGGATAAGCCGACAGGTGGCACCCTTCAAACTCGCGGATGAGCTTAGACGCTGCGTCATAGCTGTGCAGCTTGCCGCCTTGCTGCCATGTCTTGTACCACGCTTGGTCTTTGTTAAACAATTCCGGCGCAGCCTTTAACAGCTCCGCTTCCAGTTCAACGATCGCCGCCATTTGATGCGGCGTGCCGTGCTTGTAGTACCGGAACAGGTCGGTCAGTCTGACCATGGTGATTTAATGCTCATGGGACCACCAAGCAACCGACTGTCGCCGGTTTGCAGCTCGTCGTTGATTGGTTCGTGTGTAATGACCGGCTCAGGCGGTGCAGGTTGCGTTGCGTGCCAGTCCGCTTCGGCCTTGTCCAGCTTGGCGGGCAAAGTTAATTCAAACCACCACCGCCGCCAACCAAGCTCTAGCGCTTTTTTGCCTTGAGCAGGTTCAGGATTTGAAACACGAGCTGCACAATGCCGTTGCTCTTGAGCGGCGACAGGGCAATCAGCTCACTGGCAGCAGCCACGATGATCCAAAAAGCAGGATGAGACAGGAAATCCATAGCCATCAATGGGGGCGTGCTTCTAGCGTAGCGACACGTTGTTCGACGCCGTTAAGACGTGAGAAAGTCTCTTTGCGATCTTCTTTGATGTCGGTGTGGAGCACCTCAAGCTGGGTGGCGATGTGCTCGACGGCGGCGGTGAGCCGGATCACGGCATCTCGCGCTTCATCGTTGCGCTTGCTGAAGCCCATCGCGCCCATCGCAGCCACGCTGATGGAGGCGCCAGCAACAGCAGCAATCAGCTCGATCATGCACCTAGCTTAGCGGCACACAAGGCGTCCGGCTGCATAGCCCCATAGACAGCCCTTATTACACAATGCTGACCAAGGACACAGTCAAATCAAATGTGCCAGCCGGACGGTGCGTTTCTTGCACAGTCGTAGAATATCGCCACAAAGTGGCTGCAGGCACCACTGCGGATGCGCTTGAATAACCTTGCCAAACTTCCGATGGCAGCTCAAACGGTATATGGCTGCCATTCTGAGACCGGTAGTGATCCCTAATTAAATCGGCTTTTGGCTGTGTGATTGAATTGAAGATCAAATTAAGAGAATATGCAAATTGATTCGCTCCATGTAAAAATCTAATACTATTTCCGCTGATTGTTGAATCAACCGAGACTGGATAATCACCAAAAACATATTGCCTACTTGAAGGCACTAAAGCTGGAAACGTAGCCATTAATTTTGCAGCGTAATGGTACTTGAGCCCACTGAAAATGTGCCGCCGCTGCTTGTAATACTTCCGCCAAAATCAATGTAGCCCACTAGAGGATCTGTAGATGCAGTGCCTGTGGATTTGTAAATCACTGCCGCTGCTGCAGTGATAGAACTGCCACCCCATGACACCGCAGCAAAACTCAATGTTACTTTATCGTTGGCCGTGTCCTTGGTCACGGTGCATGCTGAAGTGTCACCGCCAGATGTGTAACCAGTGCCAGAAACTTCATTGGTTACGTCATCACGCTTGTCGTGTGTATCTTTATTCGGTGTGTAGCTTGACGTAACAAGCATAATTTTGAATGTATCAGTGTCAAAGTCAATGGCCCCCTTGGCCATGTCGTCAACAGCTGAATTGTAGATGAGAGATGCCATGGCAATAGCGTTTTGCCTATCTTAGCTGTCTGGGAACTCGGCGGTAGGTGCCGTAAAGTTTGTGGTATATCGATCTGCTTTGGTCAGTCTTACATCGTCGAGGTAGCCATTAAGTTGCAGTGTGCCATCTGAGATCCTGCCAATGAATGGCTGATTCAGAGTGTGATTGGTTGTGTTGCTGGTTAGTGCAGTGCCTTCTTCGGTTCCATCCACGAACAGTCGCACTGTGCCACTTGCTCTGCACATTGCCACATGATACCAAGTATCAGCGGCAACAGTCGTGGTGCCCGTAATAGAGCTGCCGCCGATTGTTGCTACGAATTTGTGACTTGCATTCTTGACGATTCGCAGCGCTGTGGTGCCATAAGCCACCATGGCCTGTGCTCCTGTGATGCTGCTAAATCTGACCCAACACTCCATAGTGAAATCGCCAGTGCCAAATGCCAATGTTGAGCTAGCAGGCGGACGCACATAGTCGCCAGTTCCGTCAAAAACTCCACTAGCCCCGCCAAATTTGAATTGTGCTGTGCTTATTTGAGCATCGCCAAAGGTTGTAATAGTATGCGCATTGCTGCTGCTATCTGTAAATGTAGTGCTTCCATTTGTGCCATTCATATGCAGCAATAGTCCAACATCAGCAAAATCTGGATCTGTGGCACCGCCACCGCTTGCTGCGCCGGGCGCAAAACTAAGTGTAATTGTTAATGCTAGACCGGCAGGTGTAATTTGTACGTCGCCACCTGTTATTGAAAGAGTGATGCTTTCAGTAAAACCGTTGGCATTAACAGGTGCATCACCTGCACCAGGTACAAACGATATGGCAATAGTTTTGGTCAATCCATTTGAAACAGCTACGCCTGCAAAAGTAATTGCAGTTTGTATGATCTGTTTCAAGCCAGACAGTTGTGCACCTTCATATGGAACACTTATAAACACTACCTCGACATTGTGCCTGCCCGATGGAATATCAGAAACAGAAGGTGGTTGCGCGTATCTCCACCGGTAATTGACTGGATTGAAATAAACCGGTGACTGTACTCCTACCCAAATTTCTGCAGACAGATCAAAGCTCTCAAAGCTGCCACGCTGACCTTGAAAATGACTCAATATGCTGAGCAGTTGAGTTTCTGTGATACCTACGAAGCTCACGGAAAGGGTTGAATTGGCAAAGATATTGCTGTGCCTTGTTCGGCTCTCAATGCCATTCCATGACCGCACAGCCGTGTTCGGGTATTCGCCAGGTGTGTAGGTCCGAGTGGCTGGGATGAGTTCAGGGAATGTGGCCATTTTATTGATAGCTCACAGTGACACTATACGGCGTAACGGACCAGCCTGCAGTAACGAATCCTGCAAAAAATCCTACTTGCTGCACAGTATTGTCCGTGAAAACTGCCCAAGTTTTGAAATACTGTGGCGCATTGCACTGACTCTTGGCCCCATACTCTCTAAAAAATCCGGCGATACCTTTATTCAGCGTTTGTGTAGATGCTGGCGTAGATATGTTCGCGCCGGTAAGACTGCATATCGGCGGCAAAGGAGGGAATAGGTATGAGATTTGATATGCAATAAAATTGCCCACAGTGATCGACAACACTGCTGATTGCCCAGCAGGAAGTGCGCCACGGTCGTCGCCGCTTGGGAATATTGGCTCAACATATGCTGTGCCAGTTGTCGGATCAGTATTGGTAGGTAATTGAGCTGGCCAATTCGGATCTGTTGGCTCGATCAATCCAGCTGGCCAATCTTCTTGACTGTCCAATCCATCATCAGGATTAGCATCTACATTACCCAAATCCGCATCGCTGTAGTAGGAGTCCAGCGTGCTGAATTCATACAGTGGTGTTCCTTCTGTAAATGTTTCTGCCGGGATTGTATTATCTGTGCTGCTATTGATGTCGCAGCCAATCCCAGTCTTATTGCTGGTGAGCAATACCCCTGAGCCTACTGCGTTGGTAACATCAAGCGCAATCAGACTCCGCTTTTCGTTGTCCACTGGAAAGTGCACGCATTCATACGAGACTCCACCACTGAATGTTTTAGAGATGCGCTGCACTTGATATAGGTAGTCATGTGCACCAGCCGTAGACGATGGCGTCTGCCGGTCTAGCCTGACACGGACAATCGACCCAGGCTCAAGCAAAGCATTGTGGGATTCTGCCCTTGCAGTGAACCTAATCACATGAGTTGAATATACCCTGCGAGATAGCAAATATGCACCGATCTTGACAGCATGATTTTCGCTCGTGCAGAATGCACTCAGATCGTGGCTCTCAAATGGTCCTTGTGGAGCTGTTCCGCTGTAGCGGATTTCAGCAGTGCGAATGATACCAAAATCATCTTCTAGCTGCTGCCGCCAAGTCATCTGCGCCACAAATGGCTGCCTATCCGCCAGTGACGTATATTGAATCTCAAAGCTACCGGGCTCGATTGTATCCTCAGAGAATGTATAGTCTGCCGTAATTGCTGTCGTTTTCAAGGTTCCATCGTTATTGGTGGGCAACAACGGTTTTAAGCCTTTTTTGCCATTAAGATTGCTTTCGCTAAGCAAAAAGTAAGGCGCCCATTCTGTTACAAAATCTCCGTAATTGCGACTATCTGTTAGCCAACAGTTGCAAGTAAAAGCATTGGCTTCTAAAAATGTGGCCGCAGATGTCAAGGTCGTAGTGTCAATCAGTGACGACGGCACTCTTTTGGTGTTGCTGAGAATCCAATAGACAAGATCGGCAAAATTATCGCTTGGACCTACTACGCTGTCGTACAATCGGGTGACTCTCATCCCACCTCGAATAAATAGGTGGACTTGCCGATTCCACTGGTCAAAACCATCTGGAATCGTGACTTCAAAGCTCAGCGTCGAGATATTGGGATACACTCCAATCGTGCCACAGTAATAAGGACACTCGGGAACGTCATAGCCAGATTGAGCCGTGATAAAGTTGCCTGGCGTCCAAGTGCCTGCACGTCGATTGAATGTCTGAGTGTGTGTGCCGACTCGGCAACTACGTTGAAACACATCTTTGACAGGGATGCTGTCGATTTGGCCTTCACTGACTACCAAGTGATAATATGCCGTTACAGCATTCGATGCGTCATTCTCAAATCTTGCTTCTGTCGCGGCTGGGCTAACAAGGACTCCACCTTTATCATTCCTGCGTCTGGCAAACACAATCGGCACGGGCTCACCGATTTGTGCTGCACGCTGTGGCGTATCTAGTTTGCCGCTACCAGCAGCACCCGTCTCCTCCGCAGGTATGCCTATCTGGCCCGCCTGGATGGCGACCAATGCAAGCGGATCTGTTGCAGAAATCCATGTCATAGGATGCACCCTTTGCCGATAATTGCCGTAGTCATTTTGCGCGGTGGAATCTGCGCACCGACTGGCGATATTGCGTTACCTAACTGAATCGCAATATTGGTCAGATTGCCGGTGCCACCAACCACCTGCCCTGTTGATCTCCCTATCAAAGTCTGACTAGCTTGCGGAATATTGTTGTCAACATAGCTGTCAAATTGATATATTGACAATTCGGCAAGGTGGCCGTATCTGATGGCCGATTCAAAAGCATTGATGACGATATCGATTGCTGGCGCAGTGATCACCATGTTGGCTTCATCTCCGCTAATGCCTGCGGTAAATCCTTCGGCTATGAATGGTACATACAGCCAGGAAGCACTATCCCATGAGACAGTCGTATTGACGTAATAGCTTTGCCAGCGTTGATAGACAATGTTCGAAGTATCAAATATGCGCAAATACTGTGATTGGGCTCTTCCCATGATTAAACCATCCCTAGCGCGATGCGTGCCGCCGGAGTACGCAGTCTACCAATGACCCCATCAGCGGTGACGCGCATGGCACGCTCTAAATCGTCCATGCTGACATATCGCTTTCCATCAAACTCAAGCACTGGGCCTGTGGTGATACTGATTTGTGGCGTTGACATACCTCCATTCGCGCTCGATGTATTAGCTAGCCATTCTTGGGCGAATTGCGTAGCTTTGGATTGTGGCACCATATACTCAGGTTCACCGCCATCGCCCACCATTGCAAGAGTAGGCTTGCTGACCATACCACCATTGGCAAACGATGGCACACTCAATGTAGACATCAAGGGGATATCTGGACCAGGCAGCCTGTTGAATGTTCGAATGAGCCTATTGACCAGCCCAATCACTGTATTGATATTGTTGACGATGCTTTGCAAAAAACCTCGAATTACATTCTTAACAGCATTGACTGCTCCAGTCCAGATATTGCGCACAAAATCAGCAGCTTTGCGCATGGCATTTGGAATGAATTCAGATAAGCCTTGCCATGTGGACTTCAACCAGTTGACTGCGGCTGTCACGGGCTTACGCAAGACGTTATTCCATAGATCGACCCAAGGCTTGACCCATAGCGTATAGGCCAGATTCAAAAGCACCTTCAGGCCTGTTTGCAGCGCTCCGCCAAGCCATGACAAAAATTTAGATATCGGCTCTCTAAATGCAATCACCATCGCCACCACAGCAGCAACAGCCAGTATTGTCCACCCTACCGGACCAGAGAATACAGCTACCAATGCTGGCAGAAGCGTACCAGTGGCGAATGTTGCTATGGCGCCCAATGCGGCAATGATGGCTGCCGTGGCCGGGCCGACAATGCCTAGCCATCCAGCAATAGTGGCTCCTACTCCGCTTAATGCAGCTATTACTGGACCGAGAATGGCTATGGCACCGCCGATCGCAGTAAATGCCGCCAATAGCGCAAGAGCGCCAACCAACAGCGTTTGCACAGGTTCAGGCAAAGCGCCAAAAGCCTTGACCAATCCCAACAGGCCTTGCACAATCGGAGTCAGTAGCGGCAGCAAGTTCTCACCTAGCTCGACCCTAAGATCTCCTAACGCAGCCTCAAATTGCCTGAATGGGTCTGCCGGTGGTGGTGCCAGCTTGTTCAATTCTGCTGCGGCTTTGATCATGATGTCTGTGGTAATCTTGCCATCGGCGCCAAGTTTTTTTACTTCGCCTACGGTCACGCCCATGACTTTGGCCACCGCCTGGCCCACGGCAGGCATTGCCTCCATGATTGAACGCAGCTCATCACCTTGCAGGGCGCCAGATCCGAGAGCTTGACTCAATTGCAGGAACACGCCACTCGTATCTGCATTCGTTAGACCGGCTGCAAGTGCTGCTTTATTTACACCGTTATAAACAGTCTCAATATCCTTCAGCGCAATGCCCGCTGGCCTCAATCTGCCATACAAATCAGCCACACCCTTCTGTGCATCCAGTTGGCTAATTGAAAAATCTTTAGCAGCTTTTGCCGCCAATCCAAATACCTGCGATGTTTCGTTATTGGCATCAGCTAGATTCTTGATGCGTTTGGCAGTTCGGTCAGCATCAATTCCAGATCCTGCGAGCTGCTGAGTCAGCGCACCTAGTCCAAGACCTGCAATGGCAGTACTCAAGCCGCCCATGCCTCCTTGCAGATTCTTGGTGCTACTGTTCAGCTTGTTAACTGAATCATCTAGCGACGAGAGCTGCCGTGCTGCATCTCTTGCATCTAGATTTACGGCTACATTGGCTACGACTGACATTTGGCACCCAAGCGCACAGCCTTAGTTTAATGCTTATGGGCGCGTCGCTTCACCTTTTCGATCTGTTCTTGCTCGATTTGATAGTAAGCAGCCCAAATTTGCAGCTCCTGTGGAGTCATTAGCTCCATCAGCTGCCTATAGGTCAGTTTTAATTCCCGAGCCACCGATAGCTGCAAACGCAGGTCTGCATCTTTTCGAAGCTCGGCTTTTAGTTTCCCGCGTTGACATCCACAATGTCGTCTTCGATTAATGCAAGGATGATCCTTTCCAGATCAACGCTGCGCACCTCATTCTTGAGTTCAGCAGCTTGGGCTGCTTTGAACATGCGTTCGCCATTCTCATCAAGAGCCTTGGCGATCAACAGTTGCAGCCCAATCGCATTGGCGTCATTGCCAGCACTTTTGCTGGCACGTTCGCGCTCTGCCAGTGTTAGATTTGTATGCCAAAATTCAAATTCACCGCCGTCACTAAGAGTGACCACCTTTTTGATTGGCGTCAAATTGGCAGCTTTCTTCAGACGCTCAAGAGCATTCATGACTTGCTGAAGTCAAAGGTAGGTGTGGAGGTGGGACGGAATGCTACTTCCACCACCTGGCCATCGTCAGGGTTCACACTGAAGCTGGCTGAGGTCAGAATAGCAGGTACCGTAATTGATCTGCTAGTAGCTTCAACCACACTGCCGCTTGAAGTTACGCGATCAATGTAGAGCTTGAACGATGCCCCATCCTGCTTGCGCTGCAGCACATCCTGCACCAAGCGGCTCGAAATGTTGGTGTCATCATCTGTGGTGTAAATCGTAGCCGACCCTTCGCCATCAGCAAATCCACTGATGTAGGTGCGAAATGGCACATACTGACTATCGGCAGCGCCAATCGTTGTTACATCAATCTCTTCTCTCGACACCTCAAACGACCATTCGCGCACTTCGCCAACGGCAATATGACCATCGTATGCAACTTGGAATGCATTGGGGCTGACCGCAGTGCCGTCATCGGTGATCGCAACAGTCGAACCGCCCAAGGATGCCGAAACCTGCAGTGCACCAGTCGCAGCAGTGTAGCTAATCACATAGTATGTGGTTGAAGCTGAAATGCCAGCAGGCAGCGTGCCAGATCCTGCCGCGCCGGTATTGACATTGATCACGCTGAATTGGACAGGATCACCTACCTTGAAATTAAGGAAGGTGCCAACCGTGATCACATCGGTCGATGCGTTCACATTCGACTCTGCGAATGTGGCCTTGGTTCCGGCAGGAGTGTAGTAAAGGGCGCCGGACGTACCGGACAGAACAGTAACAGCCATGTTGTGAACGGTAGTTGGCTGGCGTCAGTCTACATACGCTTCAAACGTTATGGTCATTTGCGTCTGGTAATACGGCTCAGGCGATGCTGGTGTTACCTGCGCAGGGCCTGACGCTGCGTCAAAGATGATGCCAGACACCGTGCGCCGGTCGAATAGGTCCTTGATGCGCTCAGCAATGGTAAAGTTAGCGCCAGCGCCAAGGCCGACCGGTGTGAACACGTTCACGACCAGCGTGCCGTTCTGCCGGTTGAAGCCGACGCCACCAGTGGGTAGCAGCGTTGCATAGGCGTTATCGCCAAAGCGGATGAACGCCTGCAGCCATGGTGTGTTGTTGGGTGGGCTAAATGGGACGTTCTGATAACTGACCGGATATATCGGTGCAATGGCCATCTCAGTGGCGATGCGGCCTTCAATGGCAGCGCGGACATCATTGTAGGTGCTGCTCATGATGTTCTACCAATGCGATCTGCATTTGCCTTGACAAAACTTTGAATGTCCTTGGCGATGCCTTGCACCCAGCCTGGCTGCGCTTGCTTGCTGCTGCCGTTGGCTAGCGGCTCAGCATATGGCAGGTTGTTATGGACGCTGTAGACGTTGCCGACGCGCTCTTGGCCGTAGCCAATGCGTTCGATTGGCGGAATACCTGCACCTGAGTAGTCACCGAGCGGTTTGACGCCTCCGGGCGCTGCATTCTCGCCAACTTGCCAGCTAACTTTAAATCTGCCTGTTTTAACCGGGCTGGCTTGCTTAAGGCGGCTGTCGGTTTCCAGCACTGCAACGCGCAGCAGCTTTTCATACTGTCCGGTGACATAATCACCAACCTGGACCAGCTTGATATTGCGCGCCATCAGTCCCTCAGAATCAGTTCGTAGGTGATGGCCGTATTGTCTTGCTCAATGGTTACAACCTGAATCACCTGCAGCGTGCGGCCTGCAATGATGATCCTATCGGCGGTGGTTGGCGCACCTGCTAGGTCAGCAGCAGCAATCAATAGTCGCTTGTCGCCAGCCTGGATAAGATCATTCACTTCACGCAGATTTACATCCTGCAACACACCACGCACACTTGTGTCTGCGAATGTTTCACTAGCTGTGCCGGCAGTGGGATTGTAGATGCCATTGCTGATACGCCGAATGGTTGCTGTACCACCAAACTTTGCCATCAGTTTGCTGGCAACCTTTCGCAAGGGAGCGGCTAGTGACATTTTTAGAATCCGCTGCTGGTGCTGTTGGCCGCAAATGACACGGTGTCATCGCCTTCTGCTGCTGGAGGCTGCGGTGCGTACGGATCAGCAGGCCACGCGGGGTAGTCAGGCCCGGTGATGTAGGCAGCCAACGCGGCGGTGTCGGCGGTATCGCGGATAGCTGTCACCTTCACGCCGGTGGCTAGGCGGATGTCTTCGCGCCAGGTCTTGAGCAGTGGGTCAGCAGCTTTGCCGTTGTCAGCCTCGCGGATGATGATCCAGTCCGTAGGGGCCAGCAGCGTGTTGGCGGTGGTGCGTGTCTGCTGCGTCCACTGCTCGACCAGTTGCGCGTGATCTTTGGGCAGACCGGGGCCCCAGTAGAACCGCTGGTCGTATGGCTGCGGGTCGGGCACCTCTGTGATGCCGATCGCCTTGCGCTCTTGCGGGCTGCTCAGTCGGAGCCAGTTGGCGGGGTACTGGATGCCGTCGTGGGTGAACGCCACGTCTGGGCTTAGGGGGCGTCCGTCGAGAAGGAACATGCTTACCGGCTATACGGCTTCTATATCTATATGCAGCTTAGCCTGCCTTGAGGGCTGATATTACTATGCCTTGTACTCTCCAAACCGCTTGGAAGGAGTTCCACCTGGAGCGCCAAGGGATTTTGTGCCCGACAAGCCTTGTGGCTGATTACAGACAGGTCGATAAATGGATTACGCGGTGCCCTGTTACAGAACTTGAAGCGGGGCGGCAGGTCATGGCGTGGGTGCTGACCCAGCAGCCAGTCAAATCCAGCAGGCGTGTTGCAATGTATGTCAAATCGCTGTATCGCTGGGCCAGTAGCGAGGACATCGGGTACCTGCAACGAAACCCAATCGCCAGTTACAAGATGCCCAAGCCGCCCCAGCAGGATGACGAAATTATTGTGATTCCGCGAAAGGAAACAGCTTTGTTGCTGGCGGCATTGGAGGCAAAGCAGCTAGGTACTGGCGCCAAATGGGCTTTATACGCAGAGTTCATGCTTCAGACGGCCATGCGCACGGGGGAAGTGCGGGCGATCTGCTGGGATGACATAAAGGATGATCGCCTGACTGTTCACGCCAACTACACGTTGACGCATGGTCTGAAAAATTCAACCAAAACAAACAAAAAGAGGATTGTGCCCTTGAACAAACGATGCGTGGAGATCCTCAACGAGATGAAGCAAGAAGATCGCTATGTATTTCCGTACAACCGGTACTCGTTCCAGAGTTACTTCTACGACCGGGCGAAGGAACTGCACAGGGCAGAGTTAACAACACACCGGTACAGGCCGTATGACTTACGGCACACAGCGATTAGTCGGTGGATCGAGGCTGGTATCCCGGTGGCGCAGGTGTCCAAGTGGGCAGGTAACAGCGCCGAGGTTATTTGGAAGCACTATTGCAACACGACCCAGGAGTACGAGATGCCGACGCTTTAGTCTTGTTCACTACTCACCTGGCGCGGGCGTAATTAAAGGGTGACTCGGCCACTGCGAAATAGATGTAGGTGCCGGACGATTGGTTTGTTGTATTTCCGTTGCCTCTTAATTTGAAACCATTTGACAGAAAATCCGCGTCGGCTACGGGTTGAGTTGTTTGCTCGGCGCTACTGGAATTTGGCTCAAGCCACTTATAGGTAAGGTTGTACCCATCACGTGCAGCATCAACAATTACCCAAGGGTATCCAGATGTATCCGTGCGCTTAATTAGCAGGAATTTGGGGCGGAAATTACAAAAGACGAAGGGTCCGTCTGTACTGGAACCGTTGCCCGTGTAGCTGCCCATCGCAGAGTACCCGACTACTGGGGCGAAGCAGTAGGCGACGTGTGTTTCTGTGTTGCCATTGAGTCCATTTGCAGTGCCAACTGTAAAAACAGTAGATGTTGGAGCAGTGTCATTCCAGACGGTATTAAGATCTGCGGCGGCGGCAGTGCTGTTAAGCGTTAAATAATCTGTCCAAGGATCAGACGCAATGCCTTGATGACCAACAGTCCAGTTTCTAGCGACGTTTCGACATTTGACAATAATCATTGCCGGAGCAACGCCTAAACCGTGCCCAATCGTCGCCCCAGCGGTTCCGTTCCCCGTATAAGTAACAATCGAGAACCCTGCCGTCGCATTAGCTCTCACCGTAGAAGTGATGGAGCCTTGTGTGTTCGTGACGGTGGAGCTTCCGGCGTCCCAGGCCCATGCCGCATACGTGGCGTTGTTTAGGTTCCACTCGTTCGTAGGTGTTCCACCTGTAGTTTGGTAGGCAAC